TGGCGTCCGACGCCGAGCTTGCGCGGCTGCGTGCGGAATTGGCGACATACCGAAACAGGTATAAAGCCGCGTTGGCTCAGATCGACCGCGAGCGGGAGCGTGCCGACGCTATCGGCTCGTTGCAAGGCGTGCGCTCAGTCGCCTTGACCAAAAGTGGCAAGGCTCGCAAACGCACGAAGCACGACGCCACCGCGATCCTGATGCTGTCCGACGTGCACTGCGAGGAACGCGTGCTGCCCGAGACGGTCAACGGTGAGAACGACTATTCGCTGGAGGTCTGCCAGCTGCGGATGGCCGAACTGGAGGAAAGGTTTTTGGAGTGCCTTGAGCACGAGAGGAACCAGGCAGACATCCGCCGCGTGCTCGTCTGGTTGGGTGGCGATTTCATCACGGGGCACATCCACCCAGACTGTGCCGAGGTGGCCCAGTTGTCGCCGATGAACGCTACGCGGTGGATCGCCGAGCGGCTGCGTGGGCTCATCGACAGCGTTGCACAGCATGCCGACCAGGTCATTGTCTGCACCAACGCAGGCAACCACGGACGCAGCACCGAAAAAAACCGCATCGCCACGGAGCTAGACCACTCGTGGGAACAGCTGATGTACTTCACGCTGGCCCGCGAAGAGAAGAACGCGAACGTCTCGTGGCAGATCGCCGAGGGGCACTTAGGGTACGTGGATCTCGACGGGTTCCTGGTGCGTACTACGCACGGTCACAGCATACGTTTCGCTGGTGGCGTCTACGGGCTCGCGCTGCCGGCGAGCAAGGCGATTGCACGGTGGGACGCAGGGCGGAAAGCGGACCTCACCATCTTCGGGCACTACCACTCGTGGGGCTGGCTGCGTGGTGCCCGCTACGTGGCGAACGGCAGCGTGATTGGACACTCGCCATACGCTGAACGAGTCGCGTCACCAGAGCGGCCATGCCAAGGAATGGCGATCATCGACCACGGCCGGCACGAGGTGACGCGAGCGTATCCACTTTTCTGCGACCGAGACCTACGAGGGACACATGACGACAACGCTGGAAGAACAAAACGCGAGCCTGCGAAACGCCGTGCTGGAGCGGCTCAACGGAACGCCCGCTGAAAGCTGCTGCGAGGGGGCGAGGTGCACGCCGGCAACGCCGTCCGGTTTCAAGGCGGCGGACATTGAGGACAGTGCCGCGATTCGCACGCTCAAGGCCGCCATCGAAGCCGTCCGCGACCGTCACAAAAAGTACGGCCCACCGTGCGAACACTTTGGAAGGACCGTCGCCCTTATCAACGCAGCGTTTGGCACGACGTTCAAGACTGAGGATTGGCCGACGATCATGATGCTGGACAAGATCGCACGAAGCCGTGGCCCGTGGGACCATCCCGACAACGACATTGATGCAATTGGATACGCCGCGTGCAGGACCGAGGTCCGTGATGCGTGACGCCGTACCGCCGCTCACCGCCGACGACCTCGCGAGAATGGAGCACCGGGCCCGGCGGTTCTCCGGGGCGTACACCGGGACGGCGGGCACGCTGGCCGGCGACGTGATCCGCCTCCTACGCGAGCGGCTGCGGCTCCTCGAGGAGATCGCAGTGCTACGGGCTCGACTCAAAAAATAGCAGCCAGGCGTCACCTTTCCGCCGCTGCCGCGCCGCCTCACCCGTCTCCCTCCGGGTGGGGCGGTGGCGTTTCATGCCGCCGGTCGTTCACCGTTGTGGCAGTCTGGCTGTGCGGGTGGCGCGTCTTGTGAAACCGGGGGGGGGGGGGGGCACTGGTGCGGTTGGTCAAGGCGTAGCGGTGGCAGGAGTCCTAGCCCCTCTGCGCCGCCGACGATCGTCGGATCAAGGTAATGGGCCTGTGTTGTCTTCGCGTTCTCGTGGTCCAGTGCTGCTTGGGCATTGCCACCTGCCGCCGCGACGTAGCTGGCGTGGCTCTTTCGGAAGCCGTGGAAGCCGTGGCAGCTAACGCCCGCGCGGGTGCACAAGATTCGGAATGAAGCCCAGATTGAATTCTTGGCACGGTCCCACGGCCAGACGTAGGCGTTCGGGTCGCCCTTGTGTTGTGCCAGTTCTGCGGCGAGCTGCTCTGAAATTGGCCGCAGGATGTCCTTGCAGCGCCCTTTCCGGGTATCCGCCAAGAAGACGACCCGCCGGCCATCTAGATCGACATGCCGCCATGTGAGCCCCTGCAAGCCACCGAGGCGCTCGCCCGTCTCAAACGCGGTGCGGCAGATCGTGCTCCACCACCAGCCCGCTGGAAGGCCCCCGACAAGCCCTTGCCGTTGTCTGGCAACGGTGATAATCGCCTCGATTTCGCTCATTTTGTAGGCGACTGGCACATGCCGCACCGCCGACATCCTTGGCAGGCTGGGAAACTCGACCGCCTGCCCATTAGCTCCCGGCAACCGTTTCTTCGCCGCGTAGTTCCATAGCGCGACTAACTGTGTGCGGTCCTTCAAGACATTCCCGTGAGCCGGGAGCCGGCCGCGGTGCGGCGTCTTGGCTCGCCACCGCAGGAATGACGCGACCACAAAGTCATCCAAGTCGCAAAGCGTCGGGTCTGGATCACGCTGTCTGTCGGTGGTTTTTAGGTAATCGCGGAATCGGTCAATTGTCATCCTGTAATTCTCGACCGTGCGGTCGCGCAGGTTGTGCATCACGACGTACCGGTCGAGTAGTTGCGTCAGTTTCATCGCTGTCTCTCTCTGGGGTAACACCCCCTATCTAGGTCACTGGTCCTTGCGGGGCTCCGCACGGTTGGACTCACCACCCGCGAGCAGAGTTCCTGACGTTCCGGTCGTAGCGATGGCATGAGTCGCGCCGGTCGTATGGCTTACGCAGCCAGACTCCCGTGCCCTCCGCTAATACCTGCCCGTCTGGTCCCATCGTACGGGGCCGGGGGCGGGGGATTCCAGCTTGGGCAGGCAATTTGACGCGGCTTGCCACGGCGTTAGTATTTGGAGGCATGGACACGATGGCACTACCAGTCGGACGGAAGCTCATTTCCACGGCCGAGGCGGCCCGGATTCTCCACGTCTCAATGGGGAGGGTGCGGCAGTTTGCCCTGCTTGGGCCCAAGGATGGCGGCCTTCACAGCTGGCACGCGGCCCCCACGGCCCTCGTTTTTGACGAAGCCGAGGTCCGCAAGTTTAAGGACCGCGACCGCGGCGTAGGCGGCAGGCCGGGCAAGTTCGCCCGCAACTAGGCTTTTCTCCGCAAAAAGCCACATTCGCAAAAATCTTTTCTCACCCCTCGCTAGTTCTAACGCCGACGCTATAATGCACACATGACGCGGACGAGTGAGCCGCGAGACACGAAGACAGGAGACAGACAATGAACGCCACCTGCACGATTACTGAGCCGACCGAAGACATGAAGGCTTTCCTAAAGCTGGTCGAGGATCCTCGAGGCTGGAAGTATCCCGTCACGCCGATCTGCTGCTCGACCAAGAAGTTTGCCGACGAGGTCGCTGCGGCGATGGACTTCTACTACGGCGGGCACGAGACAACTGCTGGCCGCACGACCGGCGGAAAGAAGGTGTGGTTGGTGGGCAGCAAGGGCTACTACCACTACGTCGGATCCTGAGCGGCCCGCCGCACCGCCCCGGTGCCCGCGACCGGGGTGAGGCGGCTGGCCGACGTTCGACCGGCTTCCCCTAGACAGGAGATAGACAGATGACCAAAACCATGACCAAGACCGACACGACGACGGTGGCCCCTCGGCTGACCGTCAGCCGCCGCACGTCGGACCAGTGGGCCCAGATCTCGGAGCACCTTGGCGAGCTGATCGCCCTGGTGACTGCTGCCCGCCCCGCCGCTGGCAGCTACCGCGACGCGGCGGCGTGGGAGCGTGACAGGGCGGCAATCGACCGGCGGCTGGACATTCTTGTCCAGTTGGAGCGGCGGTTCAGCACCGAAGCGGCCCGGATGGCCGAGGCGTCCTGAGATCCTGTCGGCTCGCCAGCCGGGTCGCCCTCGGGCCCGGCTTGGCGGGTTGACCACACCAATGCCAAGGAGGGCATAGCAATGAACGTCGATTTGTGGGTTGAGTTTCTGATCGTGTTCCTGCGGCTTGTGGCTGCGGGGCTTTCCAGTTGACAGGTTCTAGCGGCGGGGCTACCCTGCCGCAGTTCTAACTACGGAGCAAGTGACATGGACGCACACAGCAGGGAAGGCCAGGCCGCAGTCGCAGGGATGATCGAGACCTACGGGCGGCGGTTCAGTTCACCCCGCCCGGTCATGCGTGGCGGTCGCGTCGTGGATACGTGGGCGGTCGGCGACTACGTGTCGTTTACCACCGACGACGGCGACTTTCGACAGGGATACATCTGCGA